CGATGGTCAGCAAAGTCTTCGATTTAAGATTTTGTTGCCACGTCTCTAAACTACCTCGAACGCCATCTAATATTCCAGTAACGCCTTTAAATATCCCACCTAAATCGCCAAATGCTCCACCAAGTTCATCAAAAGCACCTCCACCTTTGGTTATAAATTGTCGAATAGCCAATAAAATAGCAGCAAATATACCACTATTTAGTATATCAAAAAGTTTTTCAAAATTTAAATTAGATATACCATCAGCTATAGCACTTCCTAACCGACCAAGAAATTCGCCAAAACCTTTAGCAAATTCCCAAAAACCAGGAAGAACCTTTAAGAATATAGCAGCAATTCCTTTTAGAATACCACCTACAATAAGACCTAAAGTCTTTAATGGTTCAAAAGAAACATGCAAATTTCCTAATAATTCTTTTAAAGGTTCTACTCTTTCCTTTATTTTATCAAACAAATTTCCAAATAATTCGCCAGCAGGGCCAAAATCTATTTTAGAAATTAAATTCTTAAACGCCGTTTGAACTTCTTTAAATTTAGTCCTTACAATGGTTGCAAATTCTATTATTCGTTCTTTCGCTGTTAAAATAAATTCGATTATATTATCTATAGCAACATTAAAACTATCATTAACTTTGATAGCGTCTCTAACACCTAAAATATAATCGCCAATGCCAGCTAAGAAATCCAAAATCCCTTCGCCAGCTGGGGTTATTCTTTTAAATAATTCTAGAAAACGCTCTGCTAAAGTAAATATAAGCATGCGTCCAATATCTAAAGCTGCGAATAAGCCTTTAAATATTCTTTTTATTTTGTCAGCGGTTTCAGAACCAATCTTCAATTTTGCAGTGAAATTAGCTATTGCATTCGTAATTAAAGCTAATTGTAATCCAGTTGTTGGAGGAAATATCTCAGAAAATGCTTCTTTAATTGGTGCCATTATAGCTAGTACAGCTTCAAAAGAATTTCTCAAAGCTTGAACAGCCAATGTTCGTCCACCAAAATCTTTCCATTCTTTAAGAACGGCATTTCTAGAATCTGCTGAAGCACCTATCATAGCACCAAGAGTATCACTAATCTCAGTAAATAATGATCTAGCTTCTTCGAAATCACCTACAATTAATCTCCAACTTTGACCCCAACCTGATTGAAGAGCCTCTGCCAATGTGTCTTTCAATTGACTGAATGTCTTAACTTTAGTTGCAGCGTCACTAGCTGTTTGACCAAGTTTAAGAATACCAGCTATTTGATCTTCCGTATAACCCATGGAAGTCAATTGTTCAGCTGTAAGATCGCCAGTAAACTTCTTCAAAGTCTCAAGAAGAACATCACTAGTTAACCAACCTTTTTGTAATGTCTCTCTGAAACTTCCCTCGTTCTTAATCATATCATCAATAGCAACGCCATGAGCACGAGCAGTTTCTTTAAGAGCATCTTGGAAAACCTGACCACCCATACCAGCATTAACTACAGAGTTCCAGTCCATTAATTTAACTGTACCTGAAGATAACGCCTGAGATAGCTGATACATTGCAGTGCTAGCCTGCTGAGAAGTTGAACCAGAAACAGCTGCTAAGTTAGCAATACCTTTAATAGCGGCAGTTGAGGTTTCAAGATCTACACCAGCAGCAGTGAATGTACCAATATTCTTGGTCATCTCTGTGAAGTTATAAATAGTTTTATCGGCATAAAGATTTAATTCATCTAATGCTGCATTAACATCTTCAAGAGTAGTTCCTTTAGACTCTGTATTTGCAAGAACCGTTTGTATTGCGTTGATTTGGGTTTCATATTCAGCAAAACCCGTCTTCATAGGCGTAAGTATTGAATTTACAAGTCTTTGCCCAAGTTGAATAGCTTGATTAGTCAAATTTTGTAAAACGGTAAAACCTATAATGCCTAAAGCAGAAAATCTATTAGATATTCCTTCGACACTAGATGCTATATTTCCTAAAGAAAAATTCTTTCCAGCATTTGAAAGACCATTCAATTGACGAACGGAGTCATCAAAGTTTAGTCCTTTTTTTAAATTCTCTAAAGATTTAGTGCTTGTTGCTACGCCTTTTTCAAATTGTCGATTATCAAATCCTAGTTCAACAGCTCTATTATCAACAGTTGTCATAAACTAGTTACCTCCTTCCATATGGAATCAGAAAATCCTTCAAATACTATTTTCATAGCTGGATTAATATAGTCAATTCCTTGAACGTAGGTTCCACCTCTAGTTCCATGACCATATTGAAGAAGAATAGCTATTGAAACTCCATTATTCTCGTTTTCATTAAACCACGATAAACTCCATCTTCCAGATTGGCTTTTTTTAACGACATATTTCCAAGATGATGCTGTTTCACCAGTTCTTACTGGAGTAGCATTAGCAAGTCTTTGAACGCCAAGACGACCATATTTTTCTAATGTAGAACTGATTCTTAGATTTTTGGCACGACTAAACAATCTTTCAGTTTTTTTAAAATCGCCTTTCTGTTTAATGGTAATCATATCTTATCCTGTACTATTAAGTTGTTGTCTTCGTGCTTCATTAAGAGCTTTATTTCTAGCAAATATAGCTTTTTTACTCATTTTCTTTTTTGGTTGATTCTTAATGTTGCATACATTAATTAAAGTTAATAATTTATTAAGATGCCACTTTTGATATTCGGATGGGATTTGTAAAGTAATCATCCAATAATATATAATTTCAGCAGTTATTATATTTCTATTAATAACATGTTTCTCATCAGAAAAAGTAGTTGCAGTCATCGGTGATTCAATATATGCTTCTACTTCTTTTACATTTTTTCTAGTCAAAAATTGATATGCTTCGTCTGGAACATTTTGAGTAATGGTCATACAACGAATATAATCAATTGTTTCTTCTTCGGTTTTCTTTTGAGAAGTTAAAAATGGTTTGCACCATTTCGACTCCCATTTCGATAAGGAGACTAGAGAATGCTCTAATTGGAGGATTCGTTCTTGTGTCATTAAGAACTGATTGTTTGATTCATCATATAATTCTTTTGGCGGGATTATGATTTTTAACATCCTCTAGTCTCCATTATCTTTTAGTTATCAGAAGGTCTTAAATCCGGAGGAATAAGCCCCTCAATAAATGCTGCAGCTTTATCAGCATCTAAAGCGATTTCCATGAATATAATGGAATAAGCATTTGTCTCCATGAAAGCTTGACTAATTTCAGGGCCTTTCATAAATCGCTTACCATCTGGTGATTTCTCACCATATGAGAGTAGGATCACCTCCTTAAACAACTTTATAATTTCGGCTCCATCCTTGGCTTCGATAATCTTTTCAATCTTTCCCGTAAGACCGCCAGCTTTAGATAATTCCATCTCTGTAAGCTCAGCCTTAGTTAAATTGAAATAAAATTTTTCAGTCCTCTCAACATCATTGAAATCTTTATATGTTACTTCTTTTACTAGCACTTTTTATTTCTCCTTTTATTTTCGTATTTTCGTTCTGTATGGGTACAATTTGGATTAGAACAGATCCAAATAATCCCATCCAACAAAGCCATTGTACAACCACAAATTGAACATCTTTTCATATTTCTCCTTTCATCGTTCGTCAATTTTTAGTAGAATTGATCTGGAATCGATTCTACTTTGCCCTGTAGTTATTTTGCATGTGACTATAGCGTGAGTATCTTTAACACCACCAGATATCCATACTGTTACAACACCAGAATTTTCAGAACTACTATCTATAGTGACAGCGTTGGCTGGCGAAACAGAAATCTCATGACTTGAAATTGCATCCGTATCTAACCAATCTGTCCAATCCCAACCATAATCTAAAACAGCCTCAACTGCTTTTGGTAATGTTAGCATAACACCTCTATTCATTAATGTCTAAAATTCGATTTTCATATTCTATTCTATTTGTTCTATCTTCTACTTCTATTTCCATAATCCTATCTTCCGCATATATAACATATATACGACTTTCAGATGTTGGAGTAGCTGTAGATCTAAATACTGGATCAGAAATTACTACAAAACCAGTAATAATAGATTCAGATACAAGAATATGAGTTTGACCTAAGAAAGAATTTCCCAATATAGCAGAAAGTGTTACTATATTTTGCGCAATTAGGGCATGAATTTCTGACAAATCGGGATTGCTTAATTCTGGAATTCCACCTTCAATATTATTTGATACTAATGAATGAACCTGTCCTAAATCAGGAGATCCTAATTCAGGATTACCAGAAACGATATTATCTGCTATTAGTTCATCAGGAAGAACTTCAGATATAGAAGGATCACTAATTATTGCAGGAAGAGTTACTATACTTTCAGAATTCAGAATATGAGTTTGACCAAGGTCTGGATTTGAAAATATAACTGGTTCTGAAACTATTCCATCACTTAATAATATATGAGTTTGTGTTAATGTAGGACTTCCAAGCACGGTTGGATCAGTAACAATATTATCAGCTATTAAATCGTCAGGAGGAACCTCTGATATAGTAGGATTACTAATTATCGCAGGTTCTGTTACAATATTACTACTTGTTAATACGTGCGTTTGATTAAAAAACGGATTGCTAAATATAGCAGGATCAGTAACAATATTATCACTAGATAAAGCATGTGTTTGTCCTATTACTGGGTCAGTTACTATTAAATCGCCAGTTAAGATATTATCAGCAACTAAATTATGTGTTATTCCACTATATAAAGTAGGATCTGATATAACCGCTGCTTCTGAAGTAATATTTTCTGAAATTAGAATGTGACTTTGACC